ATCTAGTACACCTTTAGCATAATCACTAAGAATAACATAATCGTACTGACTAAAATCTTTTGATAATATACAGTCCAGTGCTGCATTACCATCAGTTAATATATCATCATCAATACGTGTTACGTAGTGCCCGTCACACATTACACGAGTTTTCACACAACGAGGTGCGCTTAAATCTAGCAGTGTTGCGTCAACACCTAGACTGATTAGATTTTCATGTACTAGTGCTGCTCCGCCTAGTCTACTATATTCTTCTTGTAGTTTTACTACAGGCACAGGCGCTTCAGGACTTAACCTAGTTGAAGTTCCTATAATATATTTGTCAACAATAACATCGCCTATTACTAATACTTTCATTGATAATCTATGTAAACATTTCCTGCAATAGTGGTATTCTTTTTTCCTGGTAAGACATAGTGCATTAAAAAACTTGGAAATATTATTATACTACCAGTCTCTAGTTTTGGTCTATAGTCTAAAGGAAATCCTGGCACTGTTTGTCCCATATTATTTTGTATATCTTTAAAACTAGGATTCATAAACACAGTCATAGTTTCTTCTACCTGTTCGTAGATTATAAAACTCCAGGCTGCCCTAGGATGAATGTGTATGTCTTGCCAGTCATTAACATCATATTTGTTGCGCCATATTTGGCCTAGTTGTGGATTGGGTCCTAGCAGATCGTATTCTACAAGATTCCTGCTAATAACTTCTGCAAGGTGTTCTTTTGTGGTGTCTGATATTTCGTGTTCTTGCTGAAATGTGCTAGGTGTATTACTTAACCACGTAGGGTCCGTTGGTGGATCCCCTATGTCTATTTTGTCTAGATCTACTTTGTCAGTAAAAATTGGTATTGAAAAAATATCTGTTCTCATAAAAAATACATCTGCATTAATCTTGGTGTTTCTTCTGTAAAACTGTTTGGCGGAACGTATGCTGTATGCAATATGTTTTGCTTATACATGACAAATCTATTGTAACGCATTTCTACCAAATGTGTTTTAGTCCATTCTTTGTTAGTATCTTGTACATAGTAACTGTAATTGCTTAGTACGTTTTCTCTTTCTAAATCTCTATAACTGTTGTTGCCTTTGTATCTGTAAAATGCTGTTCCTCCGGCACATTCTTCAGGTGTGTTTAGGAATATACCAGCAGCAATTTTTCCTGGGTGTTCATTATCTATATGTGGTATGCAAGGAGGTAACTGAGAAGTTTGTTTATTAACTGTAAACGGTGAAACATCTAAACACTGTTGCACATAGTCATCGCTAAAATATTCTGGAAAAACTTCTGCCATTATGTCTGCAAATACAGGTTGCAGATGTGACATATAGTAAGGAACATCTACTCGTTTGCCTGCAAGACCACCATTTATTCTAGGATTATAAGTAGGAGGTATTGACAGGGCTAGTTTTCTAATTTTGTCAGGATATTTCCAAAAGTTATCTACAATTACTAGTTTTTGGTCTTGATCAAATGTTTCGACTTTTGCGTCTAAATGCTCGCTAGGAGTAAAAAGTTCTATTTCCTCCTTTAAACTATTAAAGGAAAATTGCATGTTAGTTCTTTATAGTTAACAATAACGAGTGCTCAGGTAAAAATAGATACTCAATTTCACTATTAGCCAGTGTTCGCAGTGCGTCGTCCAGTGTTTCTACAAGGGGTTCCCCACCTAGATTAAAACTGGTGTTGAAAATAATTGGCACACCTGTTTGCTCGTAAAACTCTTTTATAAAGGCATAGTAATTAGGATTTTGATGCTCTTTAACAGTTTGAATTCTACAAGTGCCGTCTTCGTGAATAATGCTAGGTATACGTTCTTCTATACCTGGTTGACAGTCTACAGCATACATCATATGCGGAGTTTCCTCCAGCGTTTTCATGTCAAACCATTCTGATGCATGTTCGTGTAGTATGCTTCCAGCAAACGGACGGAAGTATTCTCTGCGCTTAATACGGTTAACCCAATCTTTACCATCCTCAAACGTGGGATCAAACATTAGACTTCTATTGCCTAGTGCTCTGGGCCCTGCTTCTGATCTACCTTGGAACATTGCAACAATATTTTTTTCGCGCATTAGTTCTACTACATCTTTCACAGAAGTTTCTGCAATATCTGCCGAATATTTTTCCGCTGTTGCTTTTACTTGATCTAGTGTATACGTATACTCGGGACCTAGGTATAAACTTTCGCCAAAGCCTTTGTTTTCTGTGCTTTTTGAAATATTATACCAAGCATATAGAGCAGCACCTATTGCAGTACCTGCATCACTTGAAACTGGCTCCACATACAAATTAATACCGTGTTCTTTTAGTGTGTCAAGGTAAAAATAGTTAGCAACACAATTCAAACCGTAGCCGCCGCTGACAACTACATTTTTATTGCCTGTTTTTTCTACAGATTTTAGAATAAGATCAAGTACTTCTTGTTGTGATTCCTTTTGTACAGCATATGCAAGGTCTCTGCGATTTTCTAGATCAGGCCAACTTTTGGGATCGCTGACTTTGTCTGAAGGTGTAGTTAGTTCTGCAAATCTACCTTCGTTAACTAATGCTCCATTAGGATATGTAGGAATTATTAACGTTCTGTTACTTGATCTCCATTCGCCTCCTGCATCTTCATAGATTGGAGGTATTTTGTCGTTGGGCTTGCCGTAAGGACTTAGTCCCATGGTTTTGCCTGCTTCAATATTTTGAAATCCACAGTAGGCTGTTACTGCTTCGTATGCTTTTACTATGCCGGCGGTATCGTCGATTAAGCATTCGTGTGTGCCTTCTTCGTCAAACTTATCGCTGTCCATGTCGGGCACATAAAAACTTCTGTGAGGGCCGTTGCCGCCTAGGTGCTTGTACACAGTTTTAAATTTACAAGGATAGTCACAGTTAATAACAGTTTCTAGTTCGTATATTATGGTATTGCCCATTCCGAGATCGACATTTAAGAATGTGCCTGCGCCATCTACAATTACTGCGGTTGCACTATCAAATCCTGATCTGTAAAATGCGCAAGCCGCATGCAGTTTGTGGTGCATGTGACTAAGGTCTACTACTTGAGGATGATCATAGATATCTATGTGGATGCTTTGATCTATAAGTCCTAGTTTTCTAGCCATACCAGTATAAACATCATCGCCTGTGAAGTCTACGCGGCCGGCAGTTTCTTTTAGAGGTTGGGTATGTGCTACTACAAGATAGTCCAGTCGATCAGTATAGTCTAGGATTTTCACCATAGATGCAAAAGGACCGCCATCATACTTTTGACGACTGAGACGCTCTTCTTCGATAGCAAAAACTATTTCTCCATCTCGTAATAAACATACGCCACCGTTGTGACCTCTAGTTATTGCTGCTATCCAAACTGCCATTATTTCTCCCCAATTGCTTTTAGTTTGCTGCCGCCTGGCACTAGTTTTGGTTGTGTTTGCGGCTTTTCTTGTTTGTTTGATTTACCCATTCTTGATCTTACACTGTCTAAAACTTTCTCGATGTCTGCGTCAGACATTTCCATCGTTTCGTCATTTTGTCTGTCTTGTTCTTCTTCTATAGTAACACGAATAGGACTGTAAACTCTTTTACCATCTCCTATATCTATAATATCAAAATCTTTGTCGTCTGGATAAGATATGTTTACAGGGTATGTGCTTCCTGTAACCACTGTTGCTGTTTTGCCAAGTGCTTTCACAATGTGTTGACCTAAACTGTCGCAACCTAGAAAGTGGTCTGCACACTCAATTATGCCTGCCCATATTCTTAGGTCGGGTATTTCTGGTTGTGCAACAGGGTATTGTGTGTTTTCTTTTTCTTCAAGTGGTACTTTGATTTCACTCATTATAATCACACCGTATTCTTTTTTCAGTGTGTTTATAATGTCTACTATGTTGTTGAGTTGGAAACTGCGACTGGTTTGATCTATAATAAACTCGCCAACTACTTCTGTAGATCTACCAAATGGTTGTACTACTAGTACTTTGTCAAATCCTGTGTTTTGTTTTACTTCTTCGATAATACTAGCACCCGTTATAACTTCGTTCTTGTTGAGGTTTATAACAGGATCTGGAACTGGCCTAACTCCTTTGCCGTTTATCTCTATATCAAATGCCTGTGCTAGACTGCATTTTTGATTGTAATATTCCCAAACACGATAGGGCTCAGGTGTTACACAGTTTCGGTCTTTGATATATTCTTCAAATAAATTCTTGTGCCAAAAATCGTATGCTTTAGTTCCTAGTGTAGGATGGCCTTTGTAAAAGTCGGTGCCGCCTTCGCACACAATAATAAAATTATCATCTGGATTTTCCTGCGCAAACAGTTCAAATGCTGGTATGGATGTTATAACACGGCCTGCTCCGCCGTTGATAAAAAATGCTGTTGATCTTGACAAAAGAATTCTCCTCTAGTATTAACATTATAATACTGAAACACAATAATTGCAAGATATTTATAGGGGTTAAAAACAAAAAAGCAGCCGTTGTGGCTGCTTTTTGCGTTAATGGTAGACGTTATAAGCCCGGAATTGCATTTTCTTCTGGATCGTCTTCTCCTGGAGGTGGTGTTAACGATGCAGGATCGATAGGCTCCATGCATAATGCAAACTGAGGTGGAACACCTTGTGCTTCCATAACATTTGGCCAATCTCTCACTCTCTGTCTATACTCTTGCCACATTGCTTTAAGGTCAGCAGGCATATCTTCTGTAATTTCACTGTCGCTGTTTTTTATGAACTGATCTCGCTTTCTACGCACATCAGCATATGTAGGCATAGGACAATCTATTCCAAAAAGTGCATCACACACAGTTTTCTTACGCAGTGTGATATTGTTGTTTTCATCAACGTGTACTGCTAGAGGATCGTAAACATCTCTAGGTAATAAAGGAGTTTGATAATCAAAAGGCATATAACCTTCAATGGTTGGTATGCCTGGTACGCTAGCCGTTCCTGTATAATCTTCTTCCGCTTCGTCGATTACTGGAGCACGTAACTGACAAACCACAGGGTGTGTAAGTGCATCTACTTCTACATATCTACAACCTTCTGGAAGTGGGCGGTCTTCTAGATATTCAAGTTCGTTAAGTGGACCCATTTCTTCAAAGCCTGTTTCGTTGTTTATAATTAGATAGATTTTATCAGGGCCGTCGTATACAGCAGTCCTTTTATTTCCATCAGTTTGTTCATGGTCTACACAGTACTGATTAGGTAGTGTAAACTCATATTCAAATTCTATCATTGCCATTTTTGCATAACTCCTTAAACTATTTATCTTAATAGTATGTTATTTTAACTAATCCACCGCCACCAGTGCCACCTTGTCCGCAGCAACTACTACCACAGTAGTTTGTGGTTGCGCTTTGGCCGCCAGCGCCGTAAGGCACTATCCAACAACCGCAACGTATCCAGCAGTAGTTAGAGTTTTGTTCGTTCATGTTGTCTGTAAGTCCAGGCGCTCCGGTACTGTGTCCAATGTGCTTCCAGCAGTGACATGCATAACCTGGGTAAAAGTAACCCGACTGTCCTTGGTAGTTACCACCGTGTGTATAAGTTTGAAAATCACACCCTGCACTCGTGCCGCCACAATTTTGAAATGCACTTACACAGTAAGGCATAGTCGAATAACAAGCGTCAGTCCAAGCAGTATCAGCGCAACCTAATTGTCCGCCACATGCACATACATTTACATTGAAACCACATACGTAACTAGTACATCCATTACATCCATAACACTCCCTGCTTAGGCATCTGTATACACCTGCTGCACATACTCGGTATGTACATCCAGGGCTAGTAACCGTGCTTCTGCTTGTGTATGCGCCTCCGCCAGGCGGTTTTGTATGGTGACATCTGCTGCATGAACAAGCACCGTTGCCGTTACCTCCAGCACCCCATAGTTCAAAATTTGCAACTCGTGTACATGCCGGTACTGTCCATAAACAACAACAACCTGCACTACACCTACAGGATATTCCGTATACCCATTTTACACAATAATTGTCCCTTACTCCGCTTGCAATCTTAGCACTAGTTATTGCTTGATCTTCGAAAGAGGCGCCATTAACTTTTTTGTAACTTCTATAATTTGCCATAATATTAAATGTAAGTAATTCTTACAAGACCTCCTCCGCCTGTGCCACCTTGTCCACAGCAACTACTACCGCAGTAGGTATTCATGCCATTTTGTCCACCGCTACCGTAAGGTACACTCCAACAACCGCACTTAATCCAGCATTCTCGTAAACCTTGGCTTTGCATGGTTCCGATAATAGGTGCTACACCTTGATGTATTTCTTGTGGGTGACAGTGGCAGTAGCCTGATGCAGTTGACCAGCCTGGTGCTTGATTATCTATGGCCATTTCGCCGTTGTTGTTGCCTGGTGCTCTACAATACTGAGTTACGCCAAAGCAACCTGTACTCCAACTGGTATTTGCATATCCGAAAGAGCCGCCACAAGCACAAAATCCGCTTAGATTAAAGCCGTTTACATAACTTGTACACCCGTTACACGCAGTACACTCCCTGCTTAGGCATCTATACACGCCGGCAGCACATACTCTATATTGACATCCTGCTGTAGTGCTGATTGTTTTTGAGTTATAGGTTCCGCCAGCCGCTGCTCTAAAGTGATGACATCTATAATTAGCACAGGATCCTGCACCATTACCGCCGGCGCCCCATAATTCTAAGGTCATTCTTCTTACACCAGTTGGTACTGTCCACAAACAGCAACATCCTGGTGAACAACGACAAGGTAATCCGTAAAACCATTTTACGCCGTAATAGTTTAAGGTATTGTTTTCAATTTTATTATCTGTAACAGTACCGTCAACAATTTGATCACCGTTAATTTTTTTGTAACTAGAATATGTTGCCATTCTTTAATCCTTTACGCATAGGTAATCTTTACTACTCCTGGCCCACCGGTGCCGCCTTGACCACAACACCCACCTCCGCAATATGCTGAGCCGGCGCCTTGTCCACCTACTCCTGGAGGTGCTATCCAACATCCGCAACGTATCCAACAAACTTGCATAGACTGTGCTGTGCTTCCTCCTAAGAAAGGTGCAGGTGTTGATCTTGTGTATTGATGGTGACAATGACAGTTAAATATTCCGCCAAACATTCCTGCATGGCTCATCAT